TGGTCGAGACCTAACTTGCCAAACTGTTCCATACGCTGTTTGTCAGATAATCCTGCCATTTTGTTGTTAAGCAGCTTTATGATTTCTACCAAAGGTTTTATTTTACCTGTAGTGTCGTGAATCTCTATACCTAAGGCTTTGAACCCGCTTTTGTAGGTACCATCTTTTTCTACTTGCCCAAGAGCTATACGTTCATCAGATAGTGAACGGATGATACCTTGCAAGGCTGTAGTGGACTGTTCGGCACTCAACTTGGTAGTAAGGGAGGCAAAGGCCCCTGCCGTTTCGGCAAGTTCATACCCTAAACCTTTGGCTAATGGGGTAAGTTTAGGCATATAGTTAGCAATATCTTTAAACTCGGCATTTCCCTCTTTTACAGTTGCAAACAATACATCATACACTTTATTGATATCCTCACCCGATGACATCATTGTGGCTATCCCTGCGCTGGCCACGGTTTCTATATCGGTAAAACCTGCTTTAGCTGCACGCAGGGTAGGTTCAAGGGCTTGCATTGATTGGTTTACATCAAGCCCTGCCGAGATGATACGTGAGAAGGCTTTAGGTA